CCACCGGAAAATCCGTGCGGCCAGCACCCTTGGTCCATTCGGATGCCGCTGGCGCAGGTCGTGCGGGTTGTGACCACCGAAGGGGTGGCGATCCTGTCCCCGCCATTGGCGAACCTTCGGATCCCGTCCGGGGATCCGAAGGTTCGCCCGATCCCGCCAGCAGGGAACGCTACGCGCGGCCGGACCCCCAGGGCAAGTCGGCCCGTATTGATTCACGGAGGAGGGGCCCTACGATCCGGGCCATGAAGATGTCCGTCCGACTGCCACCGAAGCGCCGCGTATGCGGCACCCAGGAAGCCGCGGAAATCTACGGGTGCCGCGTTTCGCACATCCGCGGCATGGCCACCCGCGGCGAAATCTGGTCCGAGCAGGTGTCCGCGCGGGCCTTCGTCTACGACGCCGACGAGATCGAGCGCCTGGCCGTGGAGCGAGAGCGGCTCCGCAAGGCCGGCAAGCTCTGCGGCCGCCGCCCAGGCGGGCGGAAATCGGCCTAAAGTGCCACGGTTTTGCAGCCGAAAGAAATGCTGTTGACGATTTGGAGATAACTCCATATCGTCTGGCCCATCGTCACGGAGGACGACATGAACGTCGAGTTTTGGATCGAGCTGCTGGTGATCGTTGCCCGGCTGATCGCGGCCGGTTCGTTTTAGAGATACCGACACTTCACAGGAGACATCGGCATGGATGCCAGCGAACGGATGCCAGGTGATGCGGAGGCCGCCGCGGCGGTGGCCGGGATGGCCGAGACCTACGGCCACGCGATCAGGGTGGGGGAGGAGCACTGGTTCCAGCCGTCGGTCGGCGCGATGCCGATCCCGGGCCGGGTGCTCGACGCGAACGCCGGCGGAATGATCGTGATCGCCGACCGGTCGGGGACGGAGCACATCATCCACCCCACCATGATCGCGGAGTTTTGACCCATGGTTCAGGGACGACACCGCGCCATGTACCGCAAGGGACCGGAGCACCGCTGGGCGCAGCGGCGGGCCGAGATCGTTCAAAAGCTGATCGCCCCCGGCCGGGTCCTCGAGCGGCTGGTCTCCGAGATCCGGCCGGTCGGGGTGAACACCTACTTTATCCCGGCCGGGGCCGCGCTGCTGCTGCGGGCGAAGGCCACGCTGGACGAGTTCCGGCCGCTCGCGAACGACACCGAAGGGGAGGTCTTCGAGTGACCATCGTCCACGGTGTCGTGATCGCGGTCGCGGCCATGGCGGCCACCTTCGTGGTGGTGGCCCTGGCTGGGCTGGCCCTGGTCGCGATTCAGATTCAGGAGGAGCGGCACGGCACGGGATGCCGGGCCGCAGGAAGCCGGCGGAGCCGGCGGGGGCAGGGATGCAACCGGCCGCGGGTGGCGGAGCCCGCCCGCGGCGTTTTTACCCAAGGAGAGTGAGATGGCGCTGAAGATCGAGCGAGGGATCAGGAAGGGGGCCGTCCGCGGGGTGGCCTACGGGACCGAGGGGATCGGGAAGTCGACGCTGGCCGCCCAGTGGCCCAACCCGGTGATCCTCGACACCGAGGACGGGACGGGGCGGCTCGACGTGGCCCGGGTGCGGTGCCCGGACTGGATGACCCTGTACGGGGCGCTCGTCGATCTGAGCGGCGACCCCCAGGGGTTCGGGACGGTCGTCATCGACTCGATCGACTGGGCGGAACGGTCGCTGCTCGATCACATGCTGAAGAAGGACGGGAAGCGGTCCGTGGAGGACTACGGATTCGGGAAGGGGTTCGTGAAGCTGGCCGAGCAGTTCTCGACGCTGCTGGGCCTCTGCGACCAGATCGTCGACCGTGGCGTCCACGTCCTGCTGGTCGGTCACTCGACCGTGAAGCGGACGAGCCCGCCCGACATGGACGAGGGCTGGGACCGCTACGAGCTGAAGCTGTCGAAACAGGTCGGGCCGCTGGTCAAGGAATGGAGCGACCTCCTGCTGTTCGCCAACTACCGGACGCGGATCGTCGAGGGTGCCGACGGCCGCAACCGGGCCAAGGGCGGAAAGGAGCGGGTCCTGTTCACGGAGCGGACCGCGGCCTGGGACGCGAAGAACCGGTTCGGGCTGGCCCCGGAGATCCCGATGACGATCGAGGCCCTGGCCCCGATCTTCGCGGCCGCGCCGGCCCCGTCCGCCACCCGGGCGGAGCCCAGCTTGTTCGACCGGCTGGCCGAACGGATCGCCGCCTGCAAGATCGTCGAGGCCCTGGGGAAGGCCGGCGACTACGTCGAGCAGATGGGCAGCGAGGGCCAGCTGACGGCCGACCAGGTCAAGCAGCTCGAGGCCCTGATCGGCCAGCGACACGACCAGATCGAGCCGGAGGTGGCGAATGCCTGAATGGCACACCACCTGGACGCGGATGAGGGGCGACTGGCCACTGTCCGGGATCACTCGCCGGCAGCTCGAGCAGCTGCTGATCGACGAGCGGATCGCGATGGGGATCTGGGAGGTGAAACGGGTCCTCGAGGCCGCGGGCCTGTGGCCACCGCCGAAGGCCTACGGCCACTTTTCATATCAGCCGGAACACGTTGAGGCGGTCCGAGCGTATGCGGACCGCGAGGGTTTGGTCTTGCGAGTCAGGGAGGAGTCGGCCCATGCGGTTTGAACAGTTCGACCAGGACTACGAGGCGGCGGAGCAGCTGCTGCCGGACGGGGATCACGAGTGCGAGATCGTCAAGGTGAATGAGTGGTCTGCCAAGGACCAGAGCCGAACGGCGCTGATCGTCACGCTCCAGCCGGTGGAGGGCGACTACTCGCCGATCGAGAAGTGGCTGGACCCGTCACAGAAGCGGGACCACAAGTCGGCGATGCAACTCCTGGACGCGCTGGGGATCCCCCGCGACCAGGACCTGGGCGACGACGCGGTCGGCCGGCGGGTGATCGTCACGACGAAGCGCGGCACGAAGAAGACGACCGGGGAGCCGGTGATCTACGTCAACGGGTTCGCCGCGTCGGCCAACCCCGGGACGGCCGCCCCGCCGGCGAAGGCCGCGGCCCGGACCTCGAAGCAAAAGGTGGAGGCCGCCGGCCAGGGAGGGTCGCCCGATGACATCCCATTCTGATCGGTTCGAGCACGGAGAGACCGTCTGGGAAGCGTTCGCGTGGATCTCGAACGACCAGCGGCCCTGCTACCGGATCCGGCGGGCCACGTTCGAGCGGCCGCAGCGAGGGTACGAGCTGCTGCACTACGAGGACGGCCGCGTCGACCACTACTGGCCGACGACGGACAAGCGGGTGTTCCGGCACCACGTCGAGGCCGTCGCCCACTGCCAGGGCATTTTCGCCAGGCTTCGTCGTGACATCGAGAACGCCATCTACGAGGTCATGGCGCTCGAAGACGACCATCCGGCCGGTCCCGGCCGCAGCGGCATCACGACCGCAGGGACAGCGCCGCCGGAGGTCGCGAAGTAACACCGGCTGTCGGCACCCAGGAGCGGTTTACCTTCCCGAACCCTGGACCGACCGTCCGCCCCACGTCACGGGGCCAAATCACCACGGAGGAATGATGATGTTTCGATGGATGCGAGAGCGGCGGCAGCGGGCCCACCTGGCGGAGGTGGCCCGGATGCTCGAGGCGGAGAACGATCAACTACGGGACCGGATCGCTCGCCGGGACGAGATGTACTGCCGGGCCCTGGCCCTGGTTCGGGCGCTCCGGGACGTCAACGCGGATCTCGACCGGCGGCTCGTCGGGGAGGACGAGTCGTGAGCGACTACTACCCCGAGCGGCCCGACTTCGGCCCCCTGTTCACCCAGGCCGCCGCGCCCCGCCAGGCCGGGATCGCGGCCGGGGCCGCCTGCCTGGAGAAGGCCGAGCGGCGCGGCTTCGACGCTGACGCCGCCCGGGCCGCGGTGCTCGAGCTGCTGGCGGACGGCCGGCCCCGCTCCGGCGAGGAGATCGTCGACCACTGCCAGCGGCTGGGCCTGGTCCCGCACGACGCCAGGGCCTTCGGGGCCGTGATCGGGACGCTGGCCCGCCGGGGGCAGATCGAGGCGGTCGGGTTCGCGGCCCGGAGGAAGGGCCACGGGACGGCCGGGGCGCGGGTGTGGAGGGTGAAGACGTGAGAGGCTTTTTTGACGTAACAGAGCGCGGAAGTGTTTGCATCATTCCAAAGAGGATCAGAGTCATGATGAAGAACCACCCAGCGGCCGACACCTTCCCGATGATGGACGACGGCCGCTACGGCGAGCTGCTGGCCGACGTTCGCGAGAACGGCCAGCGGGAGCCCATCACGCTGTGCGACGGCATGATTCTTGACGGCCGCAACCGCTACAGGGCCTGCCTGGAGGCCGGCGTCGAGCCAGTAACGCGGGAGTTTGACGGCGACCCGTGGGCGTTCGCCTGGTCGCTCAACGGGGCGCGGCGCGACCTTGAGGACGTTCGGCGAGCGCTGATCAAGCTGGAGTGCGACAAGGGGTCCGCGAGGTGGGCTGCAAAACTGGCGAAGATTGCCGAGGAAGGAAATCGCAAGAAGTCTCAGGCGGCAGCTGTTAGGCCGCGCGACAACGCGGGGCGGCTGAAGTCTCGTCCAGAAGTTGATCACAATGATCAACCAGTGGCTAAAAAGCCGAAGGTGGCTGTCACTCGCGAGGCCCGCGCTGCTGAGGCCAAGGTTTCGCCGGCGACGATGGGTCGCGCTGAGCAAATCGCAAAGCGGCCGGACCTCGCGAGGAAAGTGATTCACGGTGAGATCAAGCCTGCCGAGGCGCTCCGCGAGATCCGCAGCGACAAGCGCCGCCAGGAACTCGAGCAGGCTGCCGCCAAGGCGGCGGCAGAGCGGCACGAATCAGATCGTCCGAAATGGTCGATTCTCAACGTGGACGTTCTTGACGGGCTGGAGTCTGTCCGCGGCGAACACGGGCCGGCGCGGCTGATCTTCACAGACCCGCCGTACAACATTGGCATCGACTACGGAGACGGCGAGCAGGCCGACCGGCTCGCGGACGCAGCCTACATGAAGTGGGTGCGGCAGTGGTTTGCGCTGTGCTGGGACTGCCTGACTGACGACGGTTCGCTGTGGGTGATGATCGGCGACGAGTACGCCGCTGAGTATGCCGTCGAGCTGAAGGCCGCCGGATACACGATCCGATCGTGGATCAAGTGGTACGAGACGTTTGGCGTGAACTGCTCGAACAAGTTCAACCGGACAAGCCGGCACATTTTCTACGCCGTCAAGGATCCTGGGTCGTTCGTTTTTAACCCTGAGCCCGTGACGCGGCCCAGCGACCGGCAGACGAAGTACGGCGACAGCCGGGCTGCCGCCGGCGGCAAGTTGTGGGACGACGTTTGGCAGATCCCGCGATTGACTGGGACATGTGCCGAGCGGATCCCAGACTTCCCGACCCAGCTTCCGATCGCGTTGGTCGAGGCCGTCGTGCTGTGCGCCTCAATGCCAGGCGACCTGGTCGTGGACCCGTTCAACGGCAGCGGGACCACCGGCGTTGCGGCCGTGCGAAACGGCCGGAAATACGTCGGCATTGAAAAGAGCGAGATTTTTGCAGACATCGCCACCAAGAGGATCACCGCGTCATGACAGAGAACGAACTGCATTTGTGCTGTGCCATTCGCCTGGCCGACCTTGGCGGCGCAGACAGGCCAACATCCGACCAGCGCCGCCGCGCCGCTCTCTCGGTGATGGCGGAATGGGTCAACCTCACGAGCGATTCCTTTTTTCCGTTCACGATCGACGACATCGAGCAGTGGAGTATCCACCTACGAAAGAGCAGTGAGGCAAAGACGAAGGTGGACATCGCGCTCGCACATGGGACGGAGTGCTACTTCAAGCGCCGCGGCAAGGGGCCTTGCTCCGACGAAGTAGAGGCTGGGCACGTCGTTCCCAGATGCAAGGGCGGCCCGCTGAATGTCGCAAACGGCCAGATCGAGTGCCGGGCACACAACAACCAGCGACGGGAAATGAGTATCGAGGACTACCTGAGAAGCGAACTGACTACGGAGGCCAACCATGAACAGTAACACCCCCAACCCCCGCCGCTGGTTCGCGGACCTCCTGGCCGCCTTCCGGCGAGTGACGCCGGAGCAGCGGGCGGCATACATGACGAAGGCCCTGCGGCTGGCGATCCTGTCGAGGCCGCCACGGTTGAAAGGAGGCCAGGATGGCCGGTGAATGGATTCCCTACGACGTCTGCCTCCCCCAGAAGCCCGAGGTCCTCGAGCTGGTCGACCGGACGGGGCTGGCCCCCGACCAGGTCGTCGGCCGGCTCCTGATGCTCTGGGGCTGGGCGGCCCTGAACAGCTCCGACGGGACGGCCCGGATGTCGGTCCGGCTCCTGGGGAGGATCTGCGGGGGCGACGAGGACTTCTGGCGGGAGGTCGAGGCGGTGGGCTGGCTGGTGATCGACGCGGACAACGGGACCGTTGCTATCCCCGGATGGGATCGCCGATTCTCTAAGTCCGCTAAGTCACGGGCTTTACACTCCGTCCGGGCGGACGGCGCACGGGCTGGTGCGCAGGAGCGCACGGGTGCGTGCGCTGTCGCGCACGTGTCGGTGCGCAAACGCGCACCAGAGAGAAGAGATAGAGGAGAGAGAAATTCTTCTTCTTCCCCCGGGGATGCTGCGCAGGGGGACCAGGGCAGCGGCCCTGCCGGGCCGCCCGGCTGGGACACCCTCCGGAAGGCCTGGGCGGCGGGGACTGGGAGGCCCTGGAAGCTGCCGGACGCCCCGGACAAGGCGGCGGACCGGCTGGCGGAGGAGGGATGGTTCCAGAAGGCCCTGGCGGCGATCGAGGCCCTGCCACGGTGCCGCTACTTCCGGGATCCGGTCACCCTGCCGCAGCTGGTCGCCCCCGGCTTCGTGGACAAGGTCCTGGGGGGGCAGTTCGACAACCCCCGGGAGCAGCGCGGCGGCCCCCGGCCGGGCGACGAGCGCCGCCCGGCGGCGGAGGCCGCGTCGGAGTGGGCCCGCGGGGCTTCGGAGCAGGCGGCCCGCCGCCAGGCCTACCTCGAGGCGAAGGCGGCCAAGGGGTCCACGGCGGAGCCGGGGGACGGGGACGACCTGGAGCGGACGAAGGCGGAGATGATCCGCAAGCTCCGCGAGGGGGCGGCCTGACCATGTACCTGGCCATCACCCCCGACGAGCTGCGGGACGCCTGCCGGGTGGTCTACGAGCCGGAAGCGTACAAGGACGCCCCGGCCCAGATCTTCTTCGACCACTTCGTCGGGGTTCCGCTGACGACGTTCGTCCGGGTGTCGTTCCCGGAGAAGTTCCAGTATCGAGCCCTGACGAACCTGGAGAAGTTGCGGGACGTCCTGATCAGCCGCCACGGCCAGGCGAACGTGGTCTTCTGCGTGTATTACAACCTGATGGACCGCGACGACCTGTCCCGCCATTCGATCGAGATCGCCACGCGGTGAAAGCTTTCATTCAGCAGCGGTTTTCCGGCACCGGAAAATGCTGAAATCGTGGAACGCCGGAGATCAGCAGCCGCGAACAAAGGAGGCGGCGAACATGAACGAGACGAATGAGCGGTCTGTTGGATCGCGTGGTTCTCACCGGGAGGCGGTGGCGTGGGCTGTCATGCTCGCGGACGGCGACCGCATCTACGATGTCTACGCCATCGAAGAGGAAGCCAAGGCGATTGACGAGGCGGTGACTGGCAATCACGGCGTCGTCCGGCTCTACCGCTCGCCCACGCTCACCGACGAGGAGCGGGAGGCGATCAGCGCGGCCGCTTGCATCTGCGAGGACGCTGGCCGGACGGACATCGCGGTCATTATCAACACGGCACTGGAACGGCTGGACTGAGAACCCCGCTCGATTGAAACCTTGGCCACGCGGTGAACGCTGGACTCGCGCCGCGGATCGCCTACCGTGGCGGGCCGCATGGATGCGACCGCGATCACGTTCGAGATCCCCGGCCAGCCGTTCCCGCAGCCGCGGGCCCGGATGGCCAGGAACGGCCACGTCTACACGCCGGACAACGGGATCGCGGGGTACAAGGCCGCGGCGGTCCTGGCGGCCCGGATCGCGGCGGCCGGCCGGACCCCGTCGGCGAACGCCCACGCGATCGACCTCGAGTTCGTGATCGAGCGGCCGCCGTCCCATCGACGGAAGGACGGGTCGCTGACGGCGAAGGCCCCGCTCTGGCCCCCGAAGCGGTCCGGGGACTGGGACAACCTGTGCAAGGGGGCCTGTGACGCGATCACGGACTCCGGGTCCGTGTGGCTCGACGACGACCAGGTCGTCGAGTGGAGCGGGCGGAAGCGTTACGCGGCCGACGGCGAGCGCCCGCGGACGATCGTCACGATCCGGAGGCTCCAGCCATGAGCCGGCTTCCGATTCGGGCCCGGGACGGGACGAACCAGTTCCGCGGATCCCGGCGGAACGTCCTGACGGCCCGGCAGATCCAACAGGTCCGCCAGGCCTGGCTCGCCGGCGAGACCCAGCAGCAGATCGCCAAGGCGATCGGGGTGAGCGTGGACACCCTGAAGGCCCGCCTCCAGGACCAGCTCGCCGGCCTGCCGAAGCGCGGCCGCGGCACCGGGGGCCGACGGCGGCCGAACGATCCCACCGAGGAGGAGATCTACGGCCGGCTGACGCTGCTCGAGCAGCAGGCCTGGAGCGACGAGGAACGCGACCAACGCTGGCGGGGCCAGGTTCAAGGGACCGGCCACCCACCCCTACCCTGACACCATGACCAGAATCCCCCCGCCGCGCCGCAGCCCGCCCCGGAACAACCGGATCCTCTCGCTGCTGCGGAAGCAGCTGCGGCGGAAGCCGGCCAGCCCAAACACGATCCTGACCGAGGCCGGGAACCAACTCCAGGCCGAGAACGGCCACTTCCTCCGGACGGAGCAATAACACCATGGCAGACGTCAAGATCTCCGAACTACCGTCCGGCAGCGCCGCCGCTGGGGCGATCGTCCCGGCCACCAACGCGGCCGGCACCGAGACCCAGAAGGTCACGATCGGGTCGATCGTGGACCTGGCCAGGACCAACACGGTCCAGAGCCCGGCGGAGATCACCGCGAACCAAAACAACTACGAGCCCGGGGCCGGGAAGGACATCTTCCGGCTCACGGCCAACGCGGCCCGGAACATCACCGGGATCGTGGCCCGGAACGACGGGGACGCGATTCTCCTGATCAACGTCGACTCGACCGACGCGATCACGCTGAAGCACGCCAGCGCCGACTCGACGGACGTGAACCGGATCCTGGTCCCCTGGGAGGGCGACTACGTCCTGGCCGCCAAGGGCGGTGCGGCCCTGCTCGTGTACGACGGCACGACGGACCGCTGGCGGGTTATCTGAACGTCGCCACATCACCACTCTAGAGACGCGCCCGCATGTGCCCGATGAATCCGAGATTGCTTCGCCCAAGGGCCAGCGGCCTGACAGACCCCAGGCAGTTAGCCAGCCTGGCTGTATGGCTAGATGGGTCTGATTCGACCACCATCACGCTCAACGGTTCCACCGTCAGCGAGTGGCGAGACAAGAGCGGCAACGCTCGGCACGCGGCGCAGGCCACAGCCGCAGCGCAGCCGACCTACACGGCCAACGATCTCAACGGACGCGCCACGCTAAGAACGGCAGCTGCCCAGCACATGGTAATCCCGGCGTGGACGTACACCCCAAGCAACACTGCCTTGTTTGTGTTCCGCGCAGCCAACAGCAATCAAGGGATTTGGCAGCGCGGAGCCCTCAATAACGGCCCCAGAAATGCCGTGCAAGACCCAGCCTCCGCCGGCCCACGCCTGCGTACCACCATTCATGGTACTGCTGCAACGCAGGTGCATGCGGAAGGGCCGGCATATTCTTTCAACACCTGGGTTATCGGGGCAGGCGTCGTACGCACTGGCAGCGTCCGCGTGTACCAGAACGGTGTCTTCGGCGCGGATGCCACATACACCCTGCAACTGTCCGGCAGTTACGACATGAAGTTATTCGCGTTGAGTACGTTGCCCGCATTGCCACTGAATGGTGGCATTGCTGAGTTTATCTATTACGACCGCGACTTGACGGATGGCGAAGTGACACAGGTGGCCCGCTACCTGTCGCGCAAGTGGAATATCGCCATTTCATGAGATACTTCCGCGCCGCACCCGCCGTGTACGACGACATCTGCGGCCAGTTGGACGCGGCCTACGGCTACCCAAACGCGGCGACGAAGACGCTGCGGTCTCTGCCGCTGACGGCGGATCTGCCGAGCGACGGGCAAGGCCGCGTGTATCTCGCCGTGTCGGCGGCCTACTGCGACTACAACCTCCCGAGCGAGCTGCTCCCGCAACTGATCGCCGCCGGGCTGGTGGAGGAAATCACGGCCGAGCAGTACGCGGCGGTGCTGCCGCCGCTCTGACGCTAGACGCACAATGTGACGCCATGCCAGCCCGGATCGAACGCTGGAAGCCGCCGCGATTCCTGGCCGTCGAGCAGACGAAGGAACACGCCCACTACTGCACGGCGGAATGGAGGGCCAAGCGGATCCGGATCGGGACCAGGGACGCCTTCGTGTGCCGGGACTGCGGCCGTGTGGCCTACGGGAAGAACGGCCACGCCGATCACATCGTCCCGCTCGAGGACGGCGGCAGCGACGACGAAGCGAACCTGGCCTGGCGGTGTTCGGCCTGCCACGGCCGGAAGACCAGGGCCGAGCAGCGGCGGCGAGGGGCGCTGTAATGGGGGGTGGGGTCGCCTACAAAATCAACATCCCACGGAAGACCCCACGCGACCCCAACGCGAGTTTCTGTCGGGTTTCCCAAAAATCGTGAGGCTTCAAAATGGGAAGACGCGGCCCCCTGCCTGATCCGACATCCGAGCGGTCGACAACCGGCCGGAACACCCTCGCCCGACCCGCGACCGAAGTGGAGTCGGTCACTCCCCCGGCCCACCTGGCCGAGCGGCCGCTGGCCGCCGCCTTCTGGGAGGCCCACGCCCCGACCCTGTCGGCCGAAGGCCGCCTCCGCCAGATCCACGCGGAGGCCTTCGCCCAGCTCTGCCACTTGTTCGCCGACGTCCGCGAGCTGGGCCGCACGATCGCCGCGGAAGGGTGGATCACCGCGACCGACAAGGGCCAGGCGGTGTCGCCGGTGGCCCGGCTGCTGCGTGACTCGCGCCGGGACTTCGTCACACTGGCGGCGAAGTTCGGCCTGACCGCCGCCGACGAGGCGCGGCTACCGGCCGCGGAGATCGACCATGGCGAAGACGAAGACGATGCCCTCCGGGCCTTCACCGGGGGATGACCGCCCCGAGGCCTGCCCGGGTTACGTCTTCGATCTCGCGGCCGCCCGCCGGCCGGTCGAGTTCATCGAGCGATTCTGCCGAATGCCCTCGACCACGGGCGGCGCTCCCGAGCCGCTCCGCCTGATCGACTGGCAGCGGGAACGGGTCGTCGAGCCGCTGTTCGGGTGGAAGCGGCCGGACGGCCGGCTCCGCTACCGCCGGGCCGGGATCTTCTGCCCGAAGAAGCAGGGGAAGAGTTTCCTGATGGCGGCCCTGGCCCAGTACCTCCTGACCGCTCACCACCCGATCTCCGACGTCTACCTGGCGGCGGTCGACCGCCTCCAGGCCCGCGAGATCTACCGGGTCGTGTCGAAGTTCGTCCGGGCCTCCCCGCAGCTGGCGAAGCTGCTCGAGGTCGTCGACTCGAAGAGCCTGATCAAAAACCGCGAGAACGGGAACGTCCTCCGGTGCCTGTCGGCCGACGCCTACCGGAACGAAGGCCTGAACGGGTCCGTGATCGTGGACGAGATCCACGCCCACAAGTCGGACGCGCTGATCGCGGCCCTGACCTACGCGACCCGGGCCACGCCGAACGGCCTAGTCCTCGCGATCTCGACGGCCGGCGAGAACAAGAACGGGGTCGGATACCAGTGGTGGAAGGACGCCCAGCTCGTGAGCCACGAACACGGCGGCGACCCGGCCGCGAACCCCAGCTTCTACGGGCTGATCTACGCGGCCGCCCCCGACGACGACTTCTCCGATCCGGCCGTCTGGCGGAAAGCGAATCCGTCGATGGGGATCACGTTCTCCGAGGAGGAGTTCGCGGCCGACCACCAGGACGCGACCACCGATTCCCGGAAGTTCTCGCGCTGGCTCCGCTACTCGCTCAACGTCTGGGCCGACGGCCGCGATGAGCAGTGGTTCAAGGGGGACGCTTTCGCGAGCTGCCGCCGGCCCCCGCCGGAGCCGCTCGCCGGCCGGCCCTGCGTCGTCGGCGTGGACCTGGCGTCGAACCTCGACATGACCGCGGCCTGTTTCCTGTTCAAGGCGGCCGACGGATCCTGGGATGCCCTGATGAGGTACTGGGTGCCGGAGGAGACCGTGGCCGAGCGGGAGCGGAAGGACCGCGTCCCCTACTCGACCTGGATCCGCGAGGGCTGGCTGACCGTGACGCCGGGGGCGCGGCTCGATCACGAGACGGTCGCCCGCGACATCATCGCGTTTGGCCAGGACCACCGGATCGTGAAGGTCGGGAGCGACCCCTGGCAAGTCGGGCCGCTCGCGACGTTCCTGCAACGCGAGGGCCTCGAGGTGAAGGGGGTGGCCCAGACGACCCAGCGGCTTAACTCGCCGTGCAAGATGCTCGAGGGACTGGTCGTCGAGGGGACGTTCCGGTTCGAGAATCCGATCCTCCTCTGGAACGCGAACCACTGCCTGGTCTACACGGACGCGACCGGCATGATCAAACCGGACAAGGGCAAGAGCACCGAGAAGATCGACGGCCTGGCGGCCGCGGCCAACGCTTTCGCGATGGCGATCGACTCCGACGAGCAGCTCGACGGGCCGAGCCCCGACGACTACCGCATCGTGTCGCTCTGGTAGGGCCACAGGTTCAAGGGTTCGGACAGGCCGCCGGACAATGCCACCCCCGGCCGCAGTACGCGCCGGGTCCCCGGATGCCGCCTGATGCCCGCCAAGAAGGCCACCGCCACCACCACGAAGCGGCCCTCGCGGCGGCGCGGCAAGGCGACCGGGCCGGTGATGTTCTCCGTCCGGGGGTCAAACCTGGCCCTGTCGCCTTCGGCCTGGAGCGGCACCGGCGGGAATCTGCTGGGGGGCCACATTACCCCCGAGATCGCGGTCCGGGTGTCGTCGATCTTCGCGGTCTGCCGGTTTATCGGGCAGGGGGTCGGCGTGATGCCGGTCCACATCCACCAGACGCTACCGAACGGCCGGAAGGTCCCGTTCAATCCGCCGTCCGCCTACGCAATCCGCCGGCGGCCGAACCCGTGGCAGACGTCGTTCGACTTCATGTCGCTCCAGGCCTACTGGACGGCGCTCCACGGCAACGGCTTCGCCCGGATCCTGCCGGGCGAGCGGGGCTTCATGTCCACGCTGATCCCCATGCACCCGACCCGGGTCAAGGTGGAGCAGCTGCCCGACTACTCGATCCGCTACCAGTTCCTCCAGGAGAAGGGCGGCTGGGAGACCCTCGCCCAGACCGAGGTCCTCCACTGGAAGTGGATGAGCGAAAACGGACTCTGGGGAATGGCTCCGTCGGAGGTGTGCGCGACCTCGATCGGCCTGGCCCGTCAGCTCGACGTGGCGGCCACCGCCTACTGGCGGAACGGGGCCCGGCCCGACTTCGTGATCCAGACCGACGAGAAGCTCGACGAGGCCGCGATCGACCAGCTGCGGACGATGTTCCGCGAGATGTACGGCGGGGCCAACCGCGGAGCCCCGGCCGTCATGACGAAGAAGATGACGCTGACGCCCATGCAATCCAACAGCATGGAGCAGAGCCAGTACCAGCAGCTCCGGGACGCGATCCTCCCCGACATCTGCCGACACTGGGGTGTCCCCTCGACGCTCCTGGGCGATGCCAAGATGGCCCGCTACTCGAACCCGGAGCAGGAGCATCTCTCCGCGCAGGTGTGGTGCATGCTGCCCTGGCAAAAGCGGATGGAGGGGCCGTTCGATATGGCGCTCCAGCCGGTCTACGGCGACGACGTCTACGTCCGGCTCGACAACCGCGGGCTCCTTCGGGGCGACTCCGCGAGCCGCGCGGCGCTCTACCAGTCGATGTTCAACATGGGGGCGATCACCCCGAACGAGATCCGCGACTTCGAGGACCTCGAGGTTCTCGACGACCAGGCCGCGAACGAGACCTTCATGCAGCTTGGGTTCTCGACCCTGGGCAACGCCGCGGCCGCGGCGGCCGCCCCCGAAGGCGAGCCGGTCGAGAGTGTCGGCCAGGGCCAAGGAGTGCCGGAGGCCGGCGGCTTCCGCGAGGGCCAGGTCGTCTACTGGGCTGGCGGCGAGGGCGAGATCGAACACCTGATGGTTTCCGGGGTCCTTGGGGTCGAGGGCTCGCCGTTCGCGATCGCCGCCACGGAGGCCGAGCCGGCCGCGCTGGTCCGCGTCTACGAGGACGGGCAACCGTCCGAGATGCTGGTCGGCAAGCGGGTCTCGGAGCTGTCTGCCACGCCGGTCGATCGGCAGGAGACGGAGCCCGCCGACGACGAGCTGCCGGCCACCGGCATCACGGACGACCTCGCGGCCACTGCCCTAAACGGTGCCCAGGTCACGGCGCTCCTCGAGGTCCTGGCCCAGGTCTCTGCCGGAACGCTGGAGAAGCCGGCCGCGGTCGCCCTGATCACGTCCGCGTTTCCGACCGTGTCGCCCGACCTCGCCCAGCAAATGGTCGAGGGTGCGATCCCCCTGCCGCCGCCCGACCAGCAGTCAGGAGACCAGCCATGAACGAGCAGATCGAACGACGCTACCTGTCGCTGGACGCCATCGGCGACGACGGCCTGTTCGTCGAGGAGCGCGAGGGCGAGGCCCCGAAGATTCGCGGAATCGCCCCGCCGTGGGATTCGCTGTCCGTGGACCTGGGAGGATTCCGGGAGAAGTTCGCGTCGACGTCGTTCGACAAGATCCTGGCGAAGAAGCGGCTGGACGTTCCGCTCCTGTTCAATCACGACGATTCCCAGATCCTGGCCCGGACGACCAACGGAACGCTCCGGATCTCGAAGGCGGACAAGGGTCTGGCCTACGAAGGCGACCCCGTGCCGACGGCCGACGCCGAGAAGGTCCTGACGCTGATCAGGACCAAGACGATCTTCGGGTCGTCGTTCGCGTTCACGGTCAACCCGAAGGGCGAGGAGTGGGTCGAGGACGAACGCGGCGGCGTGACGCGAACGGTCCACGAGGCCTCCGGCCTTTACGACGTGTCGCCAGTCACCCGGGCCGCCTACCCGTCCTCGAGCCTGTCGGCCAGGTCGCTGCCGCTCTGGAAGCGGTTCCGGAGCGTGGTCGCCCACCGGGCCGAGCCGAAGCCGCTCACGATCTCGATCGACTACGACCGCACGTTCACCGCCGCGCCCGGCCTGTGGCGGTCCTTCATCGTGGACGCCACGGGGCGCGGCAATCGCGTGGTGTGCATCTCGCGCCGCGAGGACAACGAAGCCAACCGCGACGAGCTGCGGCTGGCCTTCGGCGACCTCGACCTGGCCGGGCTGCTGCTCTGCGGCACCGGCACCCAGAAGCGGGCCGCCGCGGCCGCCGCCGGCCTCGAGGTGGACGTGTGGATCGACGACTACCCCGAGGGGATCCCGGACGCCGCGCCGGTCCCGCGGGGGACGCCGCCGGTCAAGGTCTCGACCCTGGCCGGGGCCCGGGCCGCGGCAGCGGCCGCCGCCGCCCGGATGCGAATCGTCACCGGCTGAAAGGAAACCGACCCATGATTTCTTCCGCCCCCGTGGCCGTGGCCACGAACCTGGACGCCGGCCTCCTGGGGAAAATCCACGCCTTCGTCGAGGCCTCGAAGTCGGCCGCCGCCGACGGCCTGACCTGGGTCGAGTTCGGCGACCTGATGCTGGCCCTGCTCCGCCTGGTCGTGACCGCCCTCGACACGGTCGGCTCGATGACCGGCGCGGAGAAGAAGGCCCTGGCCCTCGAGGCCGTGGCCCACCTGTTCGACGCGGTGGCCGACCAGGCCGTCCCCGCCGTCGTCTACCCGCTCTGGCTGATCGCCCGGCCGGCCGTCCGGTCGCTGGTCCTGGCCCTGGCCTCCGGGGCGATCGAACAGCTGCTGCCACTCGTGAGGGCCTGACTATGGATCTCGTCGTCCTGCTCCTGATCGCCGGGGCGGTCTACCTGTTCGCCGGCGACCGGATCACCCACCTGGTCGCGTCGTTCGCCGAGAAGGCCCCGACCATCGAGCGGAAGCACCTGGCCGGGGCGGCGCTCCTGGCGGCGGCCGCGGTCATGTGGGCCCGGTCGGGGCCGACGGCCCCCACGCCCGCGCCGCCCGCCCCCGACGCCGCGATCGACCTCCGCGGGATGTTCGTCGGCCCCGACGCGGCCGCCGACGCCGCGGCGGTCTCGGCCCACTTCGCCGAACTGGCCGACGAGCTGGAATGGGACGGCATGTCGGCCGAGCCGCTGGTGAAAAGCGGCGTGGCCTGGGACGAGCTGCGGACCCGGGCGAAGGCCCTGCGGTGGAAGGGTGTCTCGCTGGGTGAGAAATACCCCCGGGCCCGCGAGGCGATCCGCGAGTACCTCGACCGCACGGCCGGCACGAGCGGCGCGCCGATGTCGCCCGCCCAGCGGTCCGCCTGGATCGCCGCCTACCGCGAGATCGCGAGGGCCGCCGATGTCTCGCGCTGAGTTTCGGCACATTCGCCTTCTGGCGTTCGTCCTGCTCCTGGGGGTGGCCGCCGCCTTCCTGATCGGCGGCCTCCGCGGCCGCCCGGCCGGCGGCTTGTTCGGCCTCGAGGCCGACGGCGACTTCGGATACCACCCGGATCCCGACGGCGTGGCCGCGTTCCTCCGCGAGCTGCCGGAGCCGATGTTCCGCCAGGCCGGGGCCGAGACGATCCGGGAGTCGAGGGGGGTCGACACCTTCCTGTACCGCGCCGCCTACAAGGCCCACGCCGCCCTCTACGGCCGGCCGTGGGTGGTCGAGCGGCAGGGGATCGGCGACTGCGTTTCCTGGGGATGGGCCCACGGGGTCTGGGTCGCTCAATGCGTGGACTGGGAGACGGGCCGACTGGCGAACCCGCCGCCGTTCCCCTCGACCGAAGCGATCTATGGCGGGAGCCGCGTCGAGGCGCGGGGCCGGCCGGGGGACGGGCGCTCCGCTGTCGGCGGCTGGAGCGACGGCAGCTACGGCGCGGCCGCGGCCCGGTGGGTGAAGGACTGGGGGATCGTCTACCGCGAGGAAGTCGGCGGCCACGATCTCCGCGTCTACTCCGCCGACCGGGCGAAGAAGTGGGGAGCCTACGGCAACGGCGGCCAGGGCGACGGCGGCAAGCTCGACGCGATCGCGAAGCGGCACCCGGCCCAGCACGTCGCGATGGTCAAGACGTTCGCGGAGGCGGCCGCCGCGATCGAGGCCGGGTTCCCGATCCCGGTCTGTTGCCTTGTCGGGTTCGAGAGTGTCCGCGACCAGCACGGGTACGCGCGGGCCTCTGGCCAGTGGGCCCATTGCATGGTTTTCGTGGCGGTCCGCTACGCGAAGAACGGGTCGCCCGAAGACGCGCTCCTGTGCCTGAACAGCTGGGGGCCGCGATGGATCTCCGGCCCGAAGTGGCCGGCCGACATGCCGGAGGGCAGCTTCTGGGTCCGCCGGTCCACCGTGGAGCGGATGCTGGGAAGCCAGCCCGACTCCTTCGCGGTCGGCTCCGTCGCCGGCTTCGGCTGGCGTGATCTCTCGAACGACGTCCTCGCCCCGCCCCCGCCCGACGACGGCCCGGTGATGATCCCCGGCCTCGACCTTGCACTGTGAGGAAAACCATGAAGCTCGACCGAAACACGCTCCTGGTCCTGGTGGTCGTTTTCGCGGCCGGCTGGTGGACCAGCTCGAGGCCCGCCCCCGGCCCCGGCCCCCAGGATCGGCCCGTCGTCCGCTGGATCGCCAAGGCCGCGAAGAACCTCCTGTGGGTCGCGGTGTTCGTCGAGCCGGCCCCGCCGGAGCCGCCGGCCGCGGTGGTGAAGTCGCGGGTCGATCGGGACGGGTTCCAGATCCTCGAAAACGGGAACACCCTATGAACCTCTGGCGCTGGCTGATCTCGCTCCTGGTCTGGCTGTCGGCCGCGCCCGACGCTGTGGACCTCGAGCACGCGAAGGCCGCGGCCGCCGTGTCGGCCGCCCGGGCCTCGATGGTGACGGCCGCGCCTGCGCCCCCGGCCCCGGCCCCGACCGACTGCGACTGCGGCCAGACCTGCGTCAACGGAGTGTGGAAGCCCGACGGCCGCGTCGAACAGGTCTGCCGCTGCAACTGCGAACGATGCAAGCGGCAGCGGCAACAGGGCAGGGTGCCGGAGTCGTGCCCGGACGGAAAATGTCGCCCCTGATTTGCTTCAAGGGTTCGGGCGGTCGTCTTTATCGTGCGAGAGGTTTCGGACAACTACCAACGCTCACAGGAGGGCATGATGCCCAGCCCCAAGCTCGCCCGGCTTCAGGATGAAGCATCCACGCTCTCGAAGACCATCGTCGACCTTCGCTCCATGGAGCCCAAGGACGACGCCGACTCCGCGTCGATCCAGGAGCGGCTGAACGCCGCCGAGGCCCGCGCCGCCCAGGTCGAGGTCGAAGCCGCCCGCGAGAACGCGATCGACGCCCGCCTCGAAGGGCTGCGGAAGGTGACGGCGGCCACGCCCGCCTCCGCCCCCGCCGGCGAAGTCGAGAAGGCGACCCGGAAGGCTCCGGCCATCCACATCGCCAAGCGCGGCCCGGTGGCGGCCGCCGACCTGGTGGCCGGTGGCTCGTTCCTCCGGGCGATCGGCATGGGTGCGAAGGCCATCGACCTCCGCAACATGGGCGAGACCTCGCCCACCTATGACGGGGCCGGCGTCGAGCTGGTCTCCCCGGAGCTGTACCGCGGGTTCCTCGAGACGCTCGCCTACCAGTCGGTGGGTGTGCAGCTCGCGACCCTGTTCGAGACGACCTCGAACGAGTTCCAGGTTCCCAAGATCGGCGACATCGAGGCCGACTGGGTCGAGGAGCTGACCGAGGTCGACGACGAGGCGCTCCCGACCAGCCGCGAGGACATCAAGCTGAACGAGGTCGGCCGCCTGGTCACGATCTCGCGGCGGCTGCTCGACGACGCGGCCGGCGTGGCCAACCTCGCGACCGTGTTCAATCGCCAGATCTCGATCGCGGTCGCGACCAAGATCGACAACGTCTGGCTGAACGGCGACAACGCCAAGGAAATCGACGGCCTGGTCGACCTGGTCGACGAGGACAACGAGGTCGAGGCCGGCACCGATTTCGACGGTGGCGACCTGGCCGAGCTGGTCGGCAAGATCGACACCCGGGCCTCGAACACGGCCTGGGTCGTGTCGGGCGAAGGCTGGACGCACATGCTGAAGTCGAGCGTGATCAGCCAGTCGACCACGGTCGGCGATCGCGTCCTGCCGACGGTCATGGGTGCTCCGGTCTACCGGGTGCTCGGCCTCCCCGCCGGGACGCTGGCCCTCTACGGCGACTTCGCGATGGCGACCGCCGTGGTCCTGAAGCAGAACGGCCTCGAGGTCGCGGCTTCGGAACACGCGGCGTTCAAGTCGAACGGCATCGTCTACCGCGGCCTCCAGCGGTTCGGCCTGGCGAACCACGACCCGCAGTTCGTGGCCAAGCTGGTCGCCGCCGGCAGCAGCTGAACGTAACTCTCGCGGGATGCCCGGCGGGTGGCAGGGATGCCGCCCGCCGGGCCCTGGCGTTTCTGGAGGATCTCGTGGCCGCGCTCACCCCGATCCGCCTCCTGAAGACCTACCGTTCGGTCCCGCCGGGGCGGGTGATCCACGCGACCCCGGCCCTGGCCCGACGTCTGGTCGAGACCGGCCTGGCCACGACGGACGTCGATGGGAATCCGGACAAGCCGCGGGCCGCGGTCGAGCGGGCCGTGTGCGGTGCGGCCGCTGAGTACCGGGGAGTGATCCAGTGACGCTGACGGCGAAGATCCTGCTCCAGATCCTGGCCACGGAGTCCAGCTCGTCCGACCTGTCGTCGACGACGCGGGTCACCAACGTCTCGCGGACGATCAACTTTGCCAACGGCGTCGGGGCCAACCAAGCCGAGATCGTGTGGAGCGACTCGCGGACGATCGCGACGAACGGCGAAGATATTCTCGATCTGACGGCGCTCGCGGACGACCGCGGCAGCGTAGACCTGACCGCAGTCAAGGCGATCTACGTCCGTAACACTGGGACCGTCGCCATTCCTTGGCTGGCTCTCGGTTTGGCAGACCACTGGGCTACCGGTCCGCTGTACGTCGAGGAGGGATTCGGGGTGATCATTCCGCCCGGTGGTGTGATGCTGATCACCAGCCCCAGCGCGACCGGTTGGGCTGTTGCCAGCGGCGGCGAGCAAATCAGTTTTGCGAACGATTCCTCGACCACCGCCGCCACCTACGACATCATCCTGATCGGCGAGGGAGCGATCGGATCATGAACGCCCGCCCCGACACCCTGAAGGTCCTGACGCCGCCGGAGTCCGAGCCGGTGACGCTCGAGGAGGCGAAGGCCCAGATCGGGCTGATGCCCGACCAGGACGAGCACGACGCGCTCCTGGCCGGCCAGATCGCCACCGCCCGCCGGCTGATCGAGGCCCGGCTGGGGATCGCGATCCTGGCCACCGAATACCGGGCCACCTGGAAGACGGCCCCGGCGGTCCTTCGGCTCCCGGCTCCGCCGCTGCTGACGGGCAGCGCCTACGGCCTGGTGGTGACCGCCGACGACGTCGAGCTGGACGAGGGCGACGACTACGAGGTCGAGGCCGACGCTGTCCCGGCCACGATCGAGCTGTCGAAGGGAACCGGGAAGCGGGTGGTCGTCACCTACTGGGCCGGGGTCGAGCCCGGCGATCCGATCGACCCGCTCCTCCGCTCCGCGATCCTGGCCTACGTCGACCACCAGTTCAACAATCGGGGCGTGATCGCGACCGATGGGTCCACGGAACTGCCCCAGGCATTCGACACCCTCCTGGCCGCGAGCAGCTGGAACGGGGGCTGGTGATGGCCGTCCCCTCCGGCATCCTGACCGAGGTCTTCGAGATCCAGGAACCCGTCTCGACGCGGAACGCCGCGGGCGAGAGCGTGACCACCTGGGAGGCCGTCCGCCAGGTCTATGGGTCCTACGAGGCCGTCAGCTATTCGGAGCAGGCCCGCCGCGGCCAGATCGGCGGCAACCTCCAGGCGACCGTCCGGATCCGGTACGTCGCCGGGGTGACCGGCCTGATGCGGCTCCGGTGGGTTTCCCGGGACGACCGGATCCTGATGATCGCCGGCGTCGTCGAGCGGGGCCGCCGCGAGGAGCTCGAGCTGGTCGTCGAGGAGCAGGCGACGTGATCACGTTGAACTGGCAGGGAATGCAGGGAGAGATCGGATCCCTGATGGGCCGATTCGATGCTCTGCCCCGGCACATCGCGAAGAAACACCTGAAGGCCGTCATGAAGCGGGTTCTCCGCCCGCAGGTCCCGCTCCTGAAACGGCTGACGCCGAAAGGCGGCACGAAAACGATCCAGTCGACGATCGTCCGCGGGCAGAGGAAGGACAACTTCAAGCGGCGGGGCGGCTCATTGCGCCGGGCCGCGACCGTCAAATCGAAATACATCGGCCGCAACCGGGACGGGGTCGTGTACGGGGTGGTCGGATTCAAGGCT